ACGATTCCGAAAAGATCGTTCACATCAGAAACAGTCTCTCTGCCAGCCGATCAATCATTGTCTTTCAGGGAACCTACAACGCCAGTAATGACTATGAAATTCTGAATGGCGAAGATGTCCTTCTGAAGTTTGATGGCGCTGGTGCTGGTGCTGTTGTCTCTCAGGTATTTGCCAATCTTTCCCTTCCTTCGGTCAACATTGATGGAGGAACGATTGACGGGGCTACTATTGGCGGTAGCACAGCCGGTGCTGGGACATTTACTTCTTTAGACACAAGCGCCGTTAGCGGGATTATCCAGAGCAACCCAAGTTTCATTGACACTTGTCTCGTCGGCCCTTCAGTAGATGGTAAAGCGTGGTTAGGTAAGTTTGAAAACGGATCAGTTTGGTCAAGCCTGATGCTTGCGACCGTCGAGACAAGCGGCGCAAACGCTGAAGTCAACATTTGGGACTTGACGGCTGGTACGCTTGCGAGCGCAACGCCACTTGCGACTGTCACTTTGACCGGCGCAACGCCGACAAGCATTGCCGCGAGCATGGGCTATGTGGTCGTTGGTACGAGCGATCAAGGTATGCACATTGTTGATCCGCATGACGGCTCGTGGGCAGAACGCACCGATGGTTGGCCGCGTTCGCTATCGACCACGACGGCGCCCGCCCTGACCACCAACAACGTGACAGGCGTTGCAGCCGGAGGATTAAAGGCTGGCGGTTCTCCATTCGATCCAAGAACAGGCGGGGTGATTCCGACGTTCTGGGCATCGTTTGGCGACACAGATGTCGTTGCGCTTATCAAATATGACGGTAATGTTTGGACCCGGACCAGCGTTACCGGCAGCGCCGATAAGGTGGCCTGTGACGACCTTGGCAATGGTTGGTGGTCCGAAAACGGCGGGTCAAATAATTGGGTCAGGACCAACAGTGTCTCGGTTGCCACGATCACGGCGGACGACTTTGACATTGCTACGATTTGGGATCCAGACGCAAACGCAACTTACAGCGGTCCGGGGGGCACCTATGCGGCGGTTGGGTACGGTCGCCAAACCTTGCTCGGGGCATCCTCGAACGGTTTAGCCTTCTTTGTCGGGGCGGGTAGCCTAGACTTTCCCGGGTCAGCTAGTGGCAGTAATGCCTCGGCAATCGTCACGAACGCCTACACGACGGGGTTCATGGGCCAATATACAAAACTAGCCGCCCTAGCCAACTCAGCAACCGCAGACCGTTCGGGCAACTCCAACACGCTTTCCGAAACGGGGTCTATTGTTGCTTCAGCGGTCGCAAGCGGCGCTGAACTATTGGCTTATAGCGGTTGGACTGCGGGAAGTGTCTATGCATCGCGGGCTTATGATGCTGATTTTGATTTTGGCGCTGCCGTAGATTGGACCATCTGCGGATGGTTCAGGGTGTCAGCTACGGGCTCGACAGAATATCTCATTTCGCGAGGCACGGCGGGCGCTCAACAATGGTCTGTGCGTGTTACGGCTACAACGAGCCGGTTGCAGTTCAACGCCGACGACACCGCGACGAACAACAACGTCAACACCCCGTTCGCTGTTGACGATGGCGAGTGGCATCATTTCGCGGCGGTGATGGATCAAACAAGAGATGCACAGCTAATCTATGTGGACGGCGTGCTGGCCGAAGAGGATACGGCGGCTGGCGTCGGGGACTTGTCAAACGGTTCGGCAAGTCTCTTTATCGGGCAGCTTTATGACGGCACGGCAGCCTTTAGTGGCGACCTAACTCTGCTGCGGGTTTTCAGAGTCGCGATAAGCTCTGCCGAGGTTCGCGCAATATACCGCGCCGAGAAGGGCATGTTCGTCGCCAACGCAAAGTGTCTGTTGCAGGGCGCGAGCAACGCAGTCCTAGATGCCCGGATCGACCCGCTGACCGGCAAGTACATCGTCACTCAGTCCGACACTCAAGACATTTTTGACGGGCTTGCAATCGATACCGAGCGCACCATCGCGGCTGGCGGCACCACGTTCGAGCATGGCTTGCTCTGGGGCGATGGTGTTGCCGAAATAAACGATGCGAACCTGTATGCGTCGATGCCTGCAACAGACCAAAGACAAGTCAACGAGATGGTCCGGTCGATGGCAGCGGAACTTCCGGCTGGTGTTGATCTGACTAAGGCGAAGGCTTGGTGCATTTGGGACATGAGCGGCGGCTCGGCAGTCATTCAATCCAGTTACAATGTTGAATCTGCCGTGCGAACTGCGAGCGGTAAGACCAACATTTATTTTTCTGTGCCATTCAAACACAGAGATACAACTAACCGGACGCATTACGTTGCTGTGTCGTCCTCGATTGCGTCCACTTACAACTGCGAACCCGCTGGCCTCTACAAGGATCGCGTGCTGGTTTATGTTCGCAATGACGCTGGCAGCTACACAGACCCGTCTTGGGTTTCGGTAATCTGCTTTGGAGAACTAGAAGATGAATAATCTCATCGTCACCGCTGATGGAGCGGTAATCCACTCCCTCAACCCCTCGGCCACTATTGCCAAGCTGATGGAAGCTCAGGCAACGCCAGCCACGTATGACGATGACGGCGCTGTGCTGACGCCAAAGACTTACCCAGACGCGGCCACAGTCTACGAAGAAGTAGACATTGATGCTGTCGATCTACGCACACACAGGTGGCTCGCCGCTCGCTACGACAGCGACGAATGGGCTGCTCTGAGAGCAGAGCGTGATCGGCTGCTGGCTGAGACTGATTGGGTTGTCGTGAAAGCGCAGGAGGCCGGCGAAGCAGTTCCTGCCGCATGGCAAGCGTACCGCACCGCGCTTCGGGACTTGCCTGCCAACACTACCGACCCAGCCAGCCCTGTCTGGCCGACCAAGCCAGCGTAGTGTTTAGGCTTGCCGCCATAGCGTTGTTGGCGCTGTTGGCGGGGGCAGCATACGGACAATCATGCGCTCCGCGAGAGTCTTTGGAGAAAGCGGTTAGGGATTACGGTGAGAAACAGATTGGGTATGGAGTAGATGGGCCATCTGAGAGTTATGTAACAATTTATGCGGCTAGTTCTGGGGCGTGGACTTTTTTAATGACCCCTAAAAATGAACCGAGTCTTCTTTGCATAGTCGGTACTGGCACTCAATTTCAAAATAATGATGGCGGAATCACAGGGGTTTTCAATGATGGCTCCATATTCAATGTCTCTTACTCCGCCAGCGGTGATTGGGTTTTGATGTACATGGACTCTCGGATAATGAGATGGCAGGAGCTTTCAAAGGGGTATGGCTGGGAGGCTGTTTCTGCTCCCGGACAATCTGCTGGTGATTAACTATGCCTCTCTTCTCAATGAAATTTCGTCCCGGCATCAACAAGGACCAAACTGACTACACGAACGAGGGGGGCTGGTTCGACAGCGACAAGGTGCGCTTCAACAATGGCCTGCCAGAAGTCATTGGTGGTTGGGAAAAGAAGACTACCAACAGCTTTCTTGGGTCTTGTCGTTCCCTCCATGCTTGGGTTGCCACTGACTCTGAGCTTTATCTGACTGTTGGAACGAACATCAAGTATTACGTTGACGAGGGTGGTGGGTTTTACGACATCACCCCTATCAGAACGACTACTTCTGCGGGCGCTATTACGTTTGCTGCGGTAAATGGGTCGTCAACGATCACGGTAACCAATGTAAGCCACGGCGCTCTTGAGAACGACTTTGTGACGTTCAGTGGGGCGGTCAGCCTTGGTGGTCAGATTACTGCTGCTATTCTTAATCAAGAATATCAGGTTGAAACCGTCATCGATGCAGACAACTACACTATTACTGCCAGAACCGTATCTAGCATTGTAGATATTACGGTTGGCGGGGTTCTTGTCCCAACCACGGTAAATGCTGATGGTTCTGACACCGGCAATGGGGGGGCATCTGTAGTTGGCGTTTACCAGATCAACACGGGCCTTGACACAACTGTTGCAGGGACGGGCTGGGGTGCTGGCACTTGGGGTCGTGGCACTTGGGGTTCCGCCGCTACAAGCCCGACGACTGGTCAGATACTTCGACTTTGGTCAGAGGATAACTGGGGTGAAGACCTGATGTTTAATCTCAGGGACGGTCCCATTTATTACTGGGACAAAAGTTCCGGGACCGGTACGCGGGGCGTACTGCTAAGCAGTCTTGGTGGGGCTAGTGGCGTTCCAACGGTTAGCAGAAAGACGATTGTCAGCAACCAGCAGCGTCAGGTTGTCTCGTTTGGCGTTAATGAAATTGGCTCTTCCGACCAAGACCTGATGCTTGTCCGGTATTCTGATTTTGAGTCGGCGGTAAACTGGACCCCGACCCTCGAAAACAATGCTGGACGGCAGCTTCTGTCTAACGGCTCCGCAATTATTACGGCTTTCGAGACACAGAAGGAAATACTCATTTGGACCGACACCTGTGTCTATTCAATGCAGTTTGTCGGTGGAGACCTCGTCTACAGATTTGAGATTGCAAGTCTCGGGCCTAGCATCATTGGGCCAAATGCTGCCGTGTCTGCTGACAACGCCGTGTTCTGGATGGATAGGGAGGAGTTCTACGTCTACACAGGCCGTGTGCAGCCGATCCCCTGCACCGTTAAGGAGTATGTCTTTAACGACATTAACCTTAATCAATCTCCAAAGATTGTTGCTGCCTTCAACAAGGATCACAATGAGATTACTTGGTTCTACCCAAGTGCTGACAGTGAAAACATCGACAAATACGTCACATATGATTTTGGTCAGCAAGTGTGGACGATTGGCACCCTTAACAGAACCGCTTGGCTTGAGAGCGGGCTGTATTCGCAGCCGGTTGCCGCTGGGACTGACGGCTATCTCTATTACCAAGAGTTTGGTTACTCGGCTGATGGGTCTGCGATTTCTGCATACATCGAGAGCAGCGACATCGATGCCTCAGACGGTCAGCAATTCGTGTTCTTCAAACGTCTTCTGCCAGACATAACCTTTATCGGAACGGCAAATGACCCAACCGCAACATATACCGTTAAGGGAAGAAACGCCCCCGGAGAAACGCTCTCTACCAAAGCTACGGCTACTGTAGGCTCGACCACTGGGCAGAAGAACATTCGCGGTCGCGCTAGGCAGATTGCTCTGCGGGTTGAATCGAGCGATCTCAACGTGTCTTGGCGTCTTGGCACCAATAGACTCGATATTCAGCAGGATGGTCAGCGATGAGCAAGCAGGACCAAATCCTTACGAAGTCTCGACTCCCGGCTGCGCCGGATCAGTACGATATAGACACGTTCTCTGCGCTCATAAATTCGATTGAACTGATCTTTGCGAGCATCCCAACTCCTCAGGAGATAAGGAACCAGTCTGAAGCTCAGGCTTGGTTTTTGGGTTAGCCATGACAATCAATTACAGGGGAGAGCGGTTTGCTGGCTATAACAAGCCAAAGAGGACTCCGGGCCATCCCAAGAAGTCTCATGCCGTTCTCGCAAAAAAGGGCGACAAGGTTAAACTGATTAGATTTGGGCAGCAGGGTGTTTCTGGCTCTCCCAAAAAGAAGGGTGAATCTCCTTCTTATAGAAAGAGGCGCGAATCATTTAAGGCGCGTCATCGTAAGAACATCAATAAAGGAAAGATGTCTGCGGCTTATTGGGCGGACAGAGTGAAATGGTGATGTCATGTCTAGACAATTAAGCAGCATAAGTCGATTTGGAACTACCGAAGAGTTCTACCTTCAGGTTGCCCGATCCCAGATTGCAGGCCATGAGACTATCTTCAAGTTTGGTTTCAACCCTGATGTTGACGACGCGCTGGAAACCATATGGGCGGAGGGGGGCCTATACAGCTACTTGTCTGCCGCCACTATTCTGAAAGTATCAAGCTCAAGTACGGCTGATGCGGCTGCTGGAACCGGGGCAAGAACCGTTGAGATTTTCGGCCTTGATGGCAATTACAATGAAATCTCTGAAACTGTTACGTTGAACGGACAGACGGCGGTCAATACCACAAATTCCTATCTTAGGATTAACCGTGGCATAGTTAGGTCTGCTGGCTCTGGCGGTCAGAATGCTGGCGTAATCTACGCCGGGACAGGAACAGTTACGGCGGGTGTGCCCGCTAATAAATACCTGTCTATTGCTATTGGTGACAATCAGACCCTTATGGCTTTGTGGACAGTACCCGCTGGATATACGGCTTTCCTTCCTCAGACAGATGTTACTCTTGCCACGACTCAGAGCAACAAGTATTGCACCGCCAAGCTGGTTGCTCGCCCATATGGGGAAGTCTTTCAGGTGAAGGATGTTTTTGTAAAATCTCAAGGCAGCACGACTCAGGTCTATAGCATTCCCATTCGCTTTGATGAAAAAACAGACATCGAATGGCGGGCCATCGGCGATTCTGCTGGCTCTGATATTGCAATATCCGCTGGAATGGAAATTCTTTACATCAAGAACACGAGTCTGTAATGGCTAACACCTACAGAAATGCGTTTGCGAATTTGACGGCTACGGGTGCTACGGCAGTCTATACGTCACCTTCGGTCACCACAGCAATCGTGAAATCCCTGAGGATTGTAAACGTCACGACCGGAACTACCGGTAATGTTACAGTAGAAGTAACAGATAATAGTGCTTCTACCACATATACTTTTTCAAAGAACGTAAGTATTGCAGCAGGCGTTTCACAAGAAATGCTCGGCCAAGACACTTCGACTACTGCTGATGGGCAATCGATTATTGTGCTTGAAGAATCGGATGCTTTGAAAGTTACTCCTTCTGCTGCAAATGTTTTTCATGTTACTATGGCCGCGCTTGAGGTTACTTAGCCATGACTCCAATCCAGAACTTAGCCGACAATCTAGCCGCCCTAGGCCGATACGAGGACACCTATATGGTTCACGCCGCTGAAGGCGAAACCGTGGTGCCGCGTGATGTTCTGGACGCGAATCCCATCCTCAAGACGGCGCTTTTTGCCCAGATGCGGTCTATGGGCATTGAGAACCCGGACAGATACGTTGTTGGCAGCGGCCTGAATAGCGTCAACCCAATCACTGGTCAGCCTGAGTTCTTCTTCAAGAAGATCAAGCGCCTCGTCAAGAAGATCGCCGCCCCGGTTGCCGGTACGATTGGCTTTGCTATTGCTGGCCCTGCTGGCGCTGCAATCGGTTCTGGGCTTGGCTCTTTAGTCGGCGGTGCCTCTCCAAAGCAGGCTCTTACGAATGCGGCCATTGGCGGTTTTCTGGGCTATGGGGCTGGTAAATTTGCCCCGAATCTTCAGGGCCAACTTCAAGGTGCCTTCCGTGGCATCCCCGGCATTGGTGGCCTTATGCCCGCACAGGCTGTTCCGGCATCTCCGGTGCCCGCACAGTTTGTTCCGGCATCTCCGGGCGGCGGGCTTGTTAACGCGGCTAAGGCGGCTCAGGCTCAGGGCGCTCAGGCTGGAACTTTGGCTAAGATGGGCGCATGGGCTAAGAAAAACCCACTTCTGGCCGCCAGTCTTGCTGGCGCTGGGGGTCTCGCAATTTCCTCGCTTATGAGTGGCTCTGGCGCAGAAGAAGAGGAATTTCCTGACCGCCTCAGGTATCAGGATTATTTGCGTGAGAGAAATGCCCTTGGAGATAACGCAACCCCGGATCAAGTAAGGCAATTGCGTATCAGTTATGGCCTATCGCCAACTCCTCCGACTCCTATGGAGGGCCTTCAGCCCGGATACGGCATGGCTGACGGCGGCAACCCAATAGCTGAGATGAGTATTGGTGAGCAGGCAGCCCTCGTGAACGATCTCAATATGCGTATCTCTGAGATTGTCGCTGCGATGGCGAAGCCCGGTGCTGACATTCCATCCTTGCTTGAAGCTAAGAGGATGCAGGAGCGTCAGATTGACGCAATCCTTGGAGCCGGAAGTCAACCATATACTCCGAATGATGGGGAAGTGGTTCAAGAAGAAGTTATCGTGGAGGCAAATCGGGGGGGCGGTCTTTCTCAGTTGCGAGATCAGATGGTTGCCATGCAGGGCTTCCCTCGTCGCAATGGCGCGATTAGCGGCCCCGGCGGTCCTCGCGATGACCTGATCCCGGCGATGCTTTCTGACGGTGAGTTTGTAATGAACGAACGGGCTGTCCGTGGCGCGGGGGGCGGTAATCTGGCTCTTGGCACGAGGCGTATGTATGACCTCATGAATCGCTTTGAGGGAGCCGCGTCATGACGATCCAGATGACAGATTCCAGCCTTGCTCCTTTTGTAGAAGAGGAAGTAAGAACACTTCTTAAAGAGGCCCGCGAGGCTACTCAGCGTCCCATTCCAGTACCGGAGATTCCGATTGCTGGATTTTCGCCTTTGCAGTTGCAGGCGATGGAGCGGGCACAGCAGACGGTTGGCGGTCTTCAACCTTACATCGAGCAAGCGGCTGGGTTAGTTCCGGCACAGCAGGAAGCCGTCCAGCGGGCGCTTTCCGGCCTTGGTGGGACGCAGGCTGGCATTCAGGGTCTCCTTGAAAGCGGCCAGTTCCGCTTCGATCCCAGCCGTGATGTGCAGGCTTTCTACAATCCGTATGAGCAACAGGTTACTCAGCAGATTCAACAGGAGATCGGGCGTCAGCGTCAGGAGGCTCTTGGTGATGTGTCTGCTCAGCTTGCCGGTCAGGGTGGCGCGGAGGCTTTTGGCGGTTCTGGTGCTGAGAGGGCACGGGAGCGCGTTGAGCGCCGGTATGCAGACGTTTTGAACCAGCAGTTGTCGAACCTCCGGTATCAGGGCTATCAAAATGCGCTTACTCGGGCTCAGCAGGAGTTTGGTCAGCAGTTCGAGCGTCAGCGGGGACTTCAATCCTTACTTGGCGACATTGCCATGAAGTACCCGCAGTTGGGCGAGGCAATTCGCGGTGTGGGTCAGGAAGCTGTTCGTATTGGTGGATTGCAGCAAGATGCCGCTCTTCAGGATGTCAATCTTCTGTCTAGCCTTGGCGGTCAGCAGCAGGCTCAGTTGCAGTCTGAACTGGAGGCCCAGAGGGCGCAGGAAGTTGCGCGCCTTCAAGACCCGTTTGCTCGCATTGGATTTGTTCGCGACGTCCTTAGCGGTGTTCCTAGGGCTGGCGACTCGACTATTCAACGAACCACTGCCCCTGCCCCAGAGCCATTTGGCCTAGCCCAGTTGGCTGGCCTTGGGAGCCTTGGGTTGCAAGTTTACAATCCGTTTACGAGCCAGTATGGCGCATTAGGCAAAGCTCTGGGTTTTCCCAAGGCTGATTAGGGTTGACCATGAAAGCTCATCGTAGAAACGGTATTCCGACCCTGATGCTGAACGGGGGTGGTGCGCCGTTCCTTTCGCGCTCCAGTCGCGGCACTGAGTTGGGTAGGGTTGCTGACGTTATCTATCAATCAACACTGAAGCCATTGGTGGACAGAGAAAGGCGTCTCCGCGCTTCTTTTGAAGAGCAGGAAATGAACAGACGCGCAAATGCCTTGGCAGACATACGGCGTGGCATTCCCGGCCTTTTGACCCCATCTGACCCATATCAGCTAAAAACAGCAAGAGGAATCGCTAGAAAAGTTGCTCCAATTCCAAGTATGCAAGATTACAGGAACGCAGCGCGATCACCTTCCTATGAAGAATCCATAACAGATGCGCTAATTGATGCCTCTCGCGCTGAAGCAAACTCTCAACTTCCTCCGAATTTCTTAGAGCCAATTAAGAAGGAGGCCGCTCGCCTAGAGGCTCTTAGAAGCCCCTTTTCCGATCAGGCAATGTCAGTTCAAGACGAACTTCTGAAGTCTGCGGTGAAATCATCTCAAGCGAACAGAGCTAACCTTGCAAAGGCCCAAGCCGAAGCAAAAACTCAAACACAACGCGCTGCTGACGCTCTTAGTGGTGGAGTTCTTAGGCCACAAACAACTTCTGCCCCAGAAGCAGCAGAAGCTGCTCCGCAAGAACAAGAGGGCCTCGCTGGAACTGCCACGACTCCTGCTGAAACTGCGGCGACTCCTGCTGGAACTGCGGCGACTCCTGCTGCGTCCGAAGCCGCTCGGCAAGAACAAGAGGGCCTCGCTGGAACTGCCGCTGAAAAGGGCAGCCCCACTCCCACCACCAACCCAACTGTTGTTACATCAATTCAATCGACGATCAGCGACATTATGGGTAATGAAGATGCTCAGTTTGATGAAGGGAAGCGTCTTCAGGAGCTTAAAGAGACATTTGGCCTTGGCCCCACCGACATGGAGAAAGCAGCGCCGGGCTTGGCATTTGCGTTCTCCCTGATGGGCGCTCAACGCGCTCCGGGAGAAAGTCCGTTCAACGCCCTTGTCCGCGCAGCCGGTTCTGCTGGCGAAGCAGCAACAAAGTCCAGCCTCGCCCTCACGCAAAGGGAAAGGGCAATCGACTCGTCCCTCGCGTCTACGGTTCTTGGCGAAAAGAAAGCGGCAGAGCAGTACGCTAGAAGTAAAGAGTGGGTCGCTGTATGGAACGGTGGATTTGACGAGAATGGCGTACCACAGGCCGAATACCTGAGGATGAACGCAGACCAGATTCAGAAAGCCAATGAAGCTGGCCTTCAGATTGCTCCTCTTAACGTCGTTTCAACTGCGACCACGGCATTTGCCGCTAGGTCGAAAGCTGCGACAGACGCAGGAATTAAATTAAGGGAACGGCTGGAAGATGCTGCGAAAGGTAAGTCAACGTCGATTTTGATTGGGGGTAAAGACGTTAAGGCGACATCATTCCCGTCAGCAGATGGAAAGACTTTCGTCATTCCTGATGACGTTGCCGGTGTAGCAAACACTCTCAATTCCACGATAAAGGATACAGCGGAAACTATTGACCTTATCAACCAGATGAGGAGTCTCGCACCAAGTGTTGCTGGTCTCGGAAATGTTACAGCGGCAGGAGTTGGGAGGTTTGCTTCGCTCTTTGGGGTGAGCAAAGAAGATGAACTTTCGTCTGAACAGTTGGCGCAGAAGATCTACGCGCAAGCCAATTCAGCATGGAATGTTGGAAGTCTTAGGGGCTTAATGAGTGAAACTGATGCTTCTAAAGTTTCATCTGAAATGAGCAGGGAAGAGATTGGTGAAATTTTCGGTCAAGACGCCGCTGACGCCTACGACGACAAAGAAAAACTCAACTCTATTATTTCAAAAAAACTCCCCCAACTCACAGGCATTTCTCAAATGCCAGAGAGAGCAGAGAACGAAGATAAAACTACTTATGAGAAAAGAGTAAGGTTCAAGGCTATTCAGAATGCCCTTGCTGCCCAGCTTGCTCCGATCCTTCTTGGTGAGTCTGGACGGACAATTTCTGACGCTGACCGTGTTCGCGTCATTGCCCTTCTTGGTGGTTTTGCTGACTTCAGTAAGGCTGGCATTTTGACTACAGAAGAAGAAATGAATGAATCGATCAATGAGCTTGAAAGAATTATCCAAAAATATCAGTCTGCGTCCAAACAGGATGCTGAGACATTTTTAACAAGATTGGATGAGGCGTCCACATCCCCTAGCTTCAGTAGAATGCGGCCCTATATTTATACTCCTGATGGAGCCACTCGTATGGCAGTAGGAAGGCTTGCTCAAAATTATAAGGACGCATTTTTGAAGGAAACCCCCGGTCAGGCTGGTCAGCCTTCAGGCGCGACGACCATGAAGATCAGTGAGTTGTAGAAAGAGCAACACTCATGCCGAAGCTAAACGTCATAAACGACAAGTATGGGACTGGTGCCGTATATGAATTTGAAATAAGCGGAGATGCCCCTAACGATGTCGAAAAGAAGTTTATCGACAGCTACCTGAAAGACGTTGGTGTTGTCGAGAAGCAGCTTGATATGGAGCGCGTCATTGATACTTCTGGCGTCAAAGATGCTGGGTTCCGCTATGGGTTCGCCAATGTTGATGACGACGAGGAGCGAGCCGGGTATCTTGACAAAACTGTTGGACCGGGCAACTGGTTGCAAAGACTAGACGGAACATTTGCCCTTACCCCGGAGGGCAGGGCCAAGATAGGACAGCCGGGGGATGTTCCCCTTTCAATCGAAGACAAGGGTTTCAGCCGTTACGACCTTGCTGACTTTGCTGGCGAGGGCGGTCTTGCGCTTGGCGCTGCCGCAGTCGCTGGCGTTCTAACTGGTGGTCTAGGTCTTCTTCCTGCTGTTGGTGTCACAGCCTTGGCTGGGGCTGGCGGGAAACTTGTAGACGAGGCAATCGAGTCGGCAAGAGGTTTGCAGCGTCAGTCGTTTAGGAAAGTGGCGCAAGATGCGCTGACTGAAGCTGCTTTTGCTGGAACTGGCGAATTTGGTGGTCGCCTTATTACCTCTGCTGTTGGCCGCTTAATCAAGGGTGGAACGACAAACGCACAAAGAGCAGAACATCGCGAGCTTCTCAAGTGGGCTAAAGAAAACGACGTACAGTACGTTCCTGACCTTGCTTCAGTATCTGGCAAGCCGCTGCTGGCCCGTGTGCAGGCTCTCACTGAACAGGTTCTGGGAAACAAGCGTGGACCGGTTATCCGGGAAAGCCTAGACAGCCTTGTGCAGACCATTAGCAGAACTGACGGCATCCCCGTTGAAGAGGCCCAGACGCTTGTTTTCAATATCCTGAACAACAAGGCAGAGCTTGCGAAGGGTGCCGCAAAGACAGTTGCCAATGACATCGCTGGCGTCTACGGACAGTCTGTAGCTCAGCTTGGGGATCGGGCCGCTGCGGCTATCGCTGCTGGCAACCGTGAAGAGCTTGAGTCTGTCATTAAGGGGCTTCATGCCCTTGATGCTCAATCTGAGATAGACCTGAATGCTGGTTATGGAATCATTAACACCATCCTCAATAAAGACCTTGATTTTCTGAACAGCCCAGCATATCGGAGCCTTCTTGAGGGTAAAAAGATTCCGCTTGATGATGGCGAATTTGTTTCCCCGATTCGATTTGCACGGTCAGTTGATCCTTCTACTGGTGATGAGATCGTTGAACCTTTGGTGGTTAACGTGTCTGACACCATTAGAATGATTGATGAAATCCCAGAAGATAGAGTTTTTCCTGATGGAACAAGTGTTCGGGATGAGTTCCGCAGGGCTTTTGGCTTTTACGATAAAGCTAAGGAAAATGGAAATTTCATTAGCCTGAACGATTACAACCGCGCCAGAAGCACCTTAAACAGAATGGTCAACACGGAGAGGGGCTTTGCCGCTCGGCGTCGAGAAGCTGTCCCCGTTGAAACTGCTCCGATGATTTATCGGACTTTGACGGATGACTTTACAAAGTCTTTGGATAACTTTGACCTAACCATTCAGTCCCTTTTTGACAATGTGTCAACTCTTACTGCAAGTGAAGAGCTTGTTAATGCCGCTGCTGCGGCTCTTGGCCGGGAGATTCCAATAACGGGAAGGCTTGGTCAGGCTGATTTAAAGCGCAGGACTGTTTCGGCTCTAAAAAACAAGTTGTCTGACATTCGCTCATCTCTTGGTGCGATTAAGGAGATGAACGGCGTTTATGCGACTCAGAGGGAAATCTTTGAGGACGCTAACATTAGAGGGGTCGCAGCCCGCCTTAAAAATATCGGAAGCCTTCAGGGTGATGTTATCGCCTCAGACGTAGCCTATCTTGCGGAAGAAGTCCTGCGCGATCCCAGAAAATTTGACAGCCTAGCCAAGTTATTTGAGAACCCCCTTAGAACCAAAGAGCAGACATCTCGCGTTCTCTCGTCTTTACGGGAAAATCTTATTGTTCGGGGCCGTGCTGAAGAGGTTGCGGCTGGTATCGCAGACCTTGAAAAACTTATTCCAGAAGAGACCGTAAAATTTGGCGGAAAGATGACGCAGCAAAGAGCGCGTGATCTTCTGGGCAATGTTGTTATGAATCGTTTGTACCGCCAAGCAGTCGATACGACTGCTGATGGAGATGAGATCGTAAACATTCTGCGATTTAGTAAGCTCGCAGAAAAAAACCGTGATGCAGTTCGTCAAGTCTGGGGAGATAGGGCTTCGGCAGAGTTTCTTGACATGGCTGACCAAATCAAAGGTGCCTACAAGGAATTTTCAAAAGAACTTCCTGAGCGGTTCAATTCGGCGTTTAACGACATTGTCAATCGTGGCCTCACTGGCAAAGAACTTCAGGGAAAACTCAGGACTCTCAAGGATGAGCTTGCACAGACTACAAAAGGTGCATTTCAAAGAGCCTTGAGAGACCCTGAGAATCTTAACCTTGAGAATGCTGCCAGCATGATGGTTGCAGGAAAGATTCCACTTCAGACTGTAAGGGAAACCCTAGATGCGCTTAAACGAGACCTTGGCGAAGAGCAGTTTGCTGTAGTCGAGCAGTCTCTCAAGGACGCTGCTGTCAAAAGGTTCTTCAGTAATATCGCTGGCAATGGAGATCAGGTTAGCGATATCTCAACAATCAATCCCGTTGATGCGGTTCTAAATTACCGCCAACTCAAGAATATGCTTGGCACTGGGGCGAAACAGCCAACAATTAGCCGAGACACTCTTGAGTACATCTTTACTCGTGGTGAAGTTACCGGCTCTGAAGCAGTCAAGAGCTTGGAGAATCTTGCTAAGTTTGCCGAGAATCAGGCTGGTAGAGCAACGTCCGGTAAGGGCACTATTGCTGGCGCAAACTTAGGCTTGGCTCTCGGGGCGGGCATTCTGATTGACCCGATAACTACGCTTTCATCCATTGCGGGCCTTAGCGTTCTGTCAAGGTTCTTTTCTAACCCCGCCTTCGTTCGCGTTATGTCGCGTCCAAAGAAGGAGAGCCTTCGTCTTCTGAAGCAGGAAGAGAAGGGCGGAATCCCAGAGAAAGCGTTTTTGCAGCTTTGGGCGAACATGACCAGATCAATCTTGTCTGGTACGGATGATGGCTCTATTCCGCTATCTCGCGATGAAGTCCGTGCCCAGCAGGACCGGCTCGATAAGATTTTGAAGATTGAACAGGAGGGCCCGCCAGCCCAAAGACCCACTGTTCGCCGTGTTCCAGAGGCTCAGCCGCGTGTTATTTCTCCGCAGCCGACCCCGACGCCGCAGCCTGCTATGCAACCAGCGCCAGCCCCTCAACCGGCCCCGCAGGCCGGTATTAGAACCATTTCCGCTCCAGCGCCTGCTGGAATTAGCACGGCATTGCGTCAGCAGACTGAGCAAGGCTTAATGCAACCGTATAGTGGTGTTGGTTCAGTGAGGGTGTGATGAGTAGTGAAGAGCTTCGCGTTCTAATCGCAGAGATTCAGGGTGATGTACGGTTGGTCAATGAGAAGATCGACCATGTTCGCGAGAGCTTTGAGGACAGGCTTCACACAATCAAGACCAACGACATTCACCATGTTCAGATGAAGGTAGACAATATCTACCGTGGAGTCTGGTTTCTGGTGGCGCTCATTCTCAGCAATTTTGCTTTGGCTATCACCAACATCTTCTTTCTATGACCATGCTTAGCCAGCACTTCTCATTGCGGGAGATGACCCGCAGCCAAGTCGCTTCTCGCCTTGGGATCGACAACACCCCGGACGAGTCAGCCATCAAGAACATGATGGCCCTGTGTGAAAATGTCCTTGAGCCGATTAGGAAACACTTTGACACCCCATTTAGTCCATCATCTGGTTACAGGTGCCCGCAACTGAACCAAGCAATTGGCGGATCAATTACGAGCCAGCATTGCCTTGGTCAGGCTGCTGACATTGAGATTCCGGGGTGGGACAACAGAAGTGTTGCACTCTGGATCAAGGGCCATGTTCCCTATGACCAGTTGATCCTTGAGTGCTACAAGCCTGAAGACCCACATTCCGGCTGGGTCCATGTCAGCTACACAGATGTCAACCGCAAAGAATTTCTTGTCTTTGACGGCTCCAAGTACACCTTAGGAAAGTGAGCCAATCCCGTTACGGGCGGCCTCTTCCTTGATGTCGCTTGACAGGAACTCTTGATCGATCAGTTCTTTGACTTGACCTGAGAGTTTCCTGTTGCGAACCTTGGCGATAAAAGAAAGACGCCGATAGGTGCTTTCAGGGATGCTCAGTGTTTTCCAACCAGTGCGATCAGTAGGCATATGTCTCTCCGAAAAAATAAGTACAACGCCAAGAAGACGAATGTTGATGGGATTACGTTTGACAGCAGGCGGGAAGCGAGCCGTTACGGCGAACTCAAGACCCTCCTGAAGTCCGGGTTGATATCAGACCTTGAGCTACAGGTTCCCTTCCCGTGCATGATTAACAGCAAAAAAATCTGTTCGTACAAAGCTGACTTTGTGTACACCCAAGACGGCAAGCGCATCATCGAGGATGTGAAGGGCTTTATGACGAGGGACTTCAAGTTGAAGAAGAAGCTCGTTGAGGCTCTGCATAATATCGAGATTACGTTGGTCAAGTAGTGCGCTACTAATCGTACACCAAGCGTAATATCTGTCAACACAAGCGTGTTCCACACCTATTGAGAAAAAACCCCCGGAACCACCAAAGGCTCCGGGGGCGAGTGCGTCCTGAGGGACGTTGGGAGGACCAGAATTATGCAGAAATCTGCCAGATTTGACAAGTGCGGCGGTTAGCGACTATTAATGCATCATTCGGTGGTCGGAATAACGGCAGCGCCGGATGAACTTGGAGGGGGTACTGTGGGATTCTGCTACACCCCAGCCGCAGCCCGAAAGACCGAGGCGGCAGCAGAGCAGGGCGTGGCTCCCTGAACAAGCAGCGGTTGATCTGACAGCGTCACGGTATGTCAGGGCCTTGTGCGACGGATGGCTCCAGTGGTGCAGGGAGGGGACGCCCCACTCTTTAGTGGGGATAGTCTCCCTATGCCTAGTACTCAGGATTCACCAGTGGTGCAGTTAGGAAAGGAAAGAAAGATGGAAGTCACGAACAAGCACAATTTGCCTTACCCGTTTGTGAAGGCGCTGACGGGAGACAGGAGGCAGCCTGTAGAAAAGCGCGTTGGCGTTACGACGTTGATTAAGCCGCCACGGATGGCAGCCCTTGAGAGGCAGAACTGGGACAAGACCTCAGTTGATGCATCAGAGATGATGTATGCCCTTCTGGGGAATGCTTTTCACAAGATCATTGAAGACAACTCCGAAGGCGACCCTGATCTTGAAGCGGCTGAGCTTAAACTAGAAGGTCAATACTTTGGGTGGACTGTCTCAGGGATTATTGACCGCATCTCGAAGTCAGGTGTGATTACCGACTGGAAGACCACATCTGTGTGGAGTGCGGTTTACGGGAACGACGGTTGGGAGCCGCAGCTAAACGTCTATGCCCAGCTTGCGAGAGACAATGGATACGACATCAGAGGTCTGTCGATCTTTTCGTATTTCAGGGATTGGAATGAGCGTCGTTCTTTTGATGGCGGCTCTTACCCGGAGCATATGTGGGGCAGTTACGACATCCCGCTTTGGTCTGAAGAAAAGGCCAAGCTCTACATCCAAGAGCAAGTCACGGCGCTGGAGGCAGCCCTTGATGGAGAGAATGTTCTTTGTAGCGAAGAAGACAGGTGGGCGACGGCGGATACTTACGCCGTGATGAAGCCCGGCGCGAAGAGGGCGACAAGGGTCTTCGATACGGAGGAACAGGCAAAAGAATATCTTTACAACAATGTAGGAAAGGGTAAAGTTGAGTTGCGGATCGGTGAAAAATTTAAGCGATGTCAGCGATACTGCGGCGCGAGCGCATTCTGCCAGCAGTATCAGGAAGGAGTAAGAAATGAATCTGCATGATCTGAGTGCGCCGTTTAACCCCGACGAAATCGAATGGCGAGTTGGGGCCACCAACAAAGACAAAACAAAAGGTATTGCTCTTGCTTACATCACTGCCAGAGCGGTGATGGATCGGCTTGACCAAATCTGCGGCCCGGAGAACTGGCAATGCAGATACAGCCATGCTGGAGACAAGACCGTCTGTGAGATCGCCGTTCGTTGCAATGACGAATGGGTGGTGAAATCAAACGGCGCTGGCGACACTGATGTTGAAGGTCCGAAGGGCGCGTTGTCTGATGCGTTCAAGCGGGCTGCCGTGTTGTGGGGTATTGGTCGTTATCTGTACTCCCTTGATAGTCCTTGGGTGGCTCTGGAGGCCCGTGGGCGTTCATATGTTATCGCCAAGTCTGAACTTCCGAGACTGAAATCCATGCTTGGCTCTGTTAAGCAGGAGACCCCTGTTGTCCGTCTGACAATCGAGCAAGCAAACGAGAGGGCATCCCAAATTGAGGGTCTGCTTCGTGATTGCAAGTCATTGGATCAGTTGAAAAAAATCTGGGCTGAATCCGCGCAGGCGTTGAAGCTGGTGTCTGAGGGGGACGGTTCTCTCTACTCTGCCCTTGTAGAAGTTAAAGATGCAATGAAGGAAAAGCTGAATGGCTAGTTTGAATAAAGTCACGTTGATTGGAAACGTGGGTAAAGACCCTGAGATTCGCGTTTCGCAGAACGGGAACCAGATCGCCAGTTTTTCTGTGGCGACATCTGAGTCTTGGAAGGATAAATCATCCGGTGAGCGGAAAGAGAAGACTGAGTGGCACCGTGTTGTTTGCTTCAGCCCCGGCCTTTGCAAGTTCATTGACGGCTACGTCAGGAAGGGGTCTCAGGTCTATGTCGAGGGTCAGCTTCAGACACGCAAGTGGACTGATAAATCTGGTCAAGACAAGTACACAACCGAAGTTGTCATTCAGGGGTATGGCGGTGAGCTTAAACTCATTGGCGGAAAGTCATCTGGAGGCTCTAAGGGTTCTGAAGCGCCTCCTGCCAAAGAGTCTTCTTTCGACGATCTTGATGACGAAATCCCGTTTTAGATCGAAGAAGTATCTTCAGTATGTGGCTAGTCTGGGCTGTGTGCTTTGCGGTGCTGATGCTCAGGCTGCCCATGTTAGGATTGGGCACTATGCAATGGGGCTGAAGCCCGACGATGATCGTGTAGTTCCCTTGTGTCCCTACCATCACACTGATGGACCGGACGCACAGCATAAGAGCAACGAGAGAGAGTGGTGGGATAGACATGGCATTGACCCAATCAAACTCGCCTACCTTATCCGAGAGAGCAATTTCGACTATGAGCAGGGGTGGTTCGTCGTCAGAGAGGCTAAGCGACTTGCCGGAACAGTGGAGGCTGGCATCGGAGAAGTGGGTGGAACTAGACGGCGCGGCTCGTCTTCTTGAAGACAGTAGCAAGACTGTATTCAGTCAGATTATGACGGAGTGGGGGAGCATTCCTGTCAACAAGGCTGAACACAAGTCTCGTCAGGATCAGAGGTACGTTGACATCAGAAAGAAAGCCAACGAGATGAGAACGCAAGCTAACCTTGCGAAGGTGCGGGCGGACTACATGAAGATGAAGTTCGAGATGTACCGCACAGCGGAGTCTTCGCGTCGAGCAGAGATGTCTTTGCGATGAGCATAGAGTCAAAGATTATGAAGGACATCAGGTCGTGGAGCCTTGGTGTTCTGGAGGAGCCATCAGAGTTCCTGAATGGCTTTCCTCCGTGCCCTTACGCGAAAGCTGCGTGGAAGCAGAAGAAAGTGTCTATCGAGGTCTTTCACATTCCTGCTGACGTTGACGGCGGCTTGATCGAATGCCCAGAGATATTCGACAACGGCATCAAGAGCATTATTGAGGATGACAAGGATGTCCACATTATAGCAATTCCAAACTGGCAGGCGCTTGTTTCCTCAGAAGACATGGACCGGGCGTGTATGGAGGCCAATAAGGTTCTGGCCCCGTCTGACATTTACTTGATGTCGTTCCATCCTGATGACCAGCCGGAATCTGACCATTTCGAGTTCCTGTATAAGACATACGAAGAGGTTCCCGATCTCGACCATTACGGAATGATATTTATTCAGAGGCTGTCTTTGCTAATGGCCGCAAGCGAGGACTTGCTGAAGAGGGGTTATTACGACAACTGGAAAGTTAAGGACTATAATTCCCTAATAGAGCCGAGGTATCTGTCATGGCATATCAGTGAAAGGGCGGCAGCCAATGAAAAAGAGGCCCCCCGTGATTGAGGAAATCCTAAAAGAAATTGAGGACGAAACTGGCGAGGAGTTCGGCGCTGACGAAATTCTCCGCTCCTGCGAGTCATGCGGCTGCCCCGGATTTCTAGTTACAGGAGAGGGAAGGCTACAGTGCGTCAACTGTAACGAGTATGACCAGCATGTAATGGTGCATTTTCTGGATAGTAGGGTAAGCAACTAATTGACCTACTAGCACTCGTGTGTAAGTATGTGTTGCTATGACTACTAGAAACCCATACGCGCGCGCGCTTGCTGACAGGCTTTTCCGTCAACGGAAGGTTGTGCCAAAAAAAGGCCGTGCGTCTTATTCCCGCAAAGGGAAGCGAGGTTGGCATGGTCGAGGTCAACGAGAAGTTCCTGAAGGTTCTTGAGCCACTAGAACAGCAAGTTGAGATGTTGCAGGCCAGCATCTCGGCTATAAAGTCGCAGTTGATGCTGAGCGATAGACGCTACATTGCTCAGATGACTGACGATTACCTTGAAAACCACTTCAGTCCCGGACTGACCGAATGACAGAAGACCTTGCCCTGAACGAGCGTCAGAAGACTTTTGTGAGGGAATTGGTTTACGGCAACTGCTCTCAGACTGAGGCGGCACGACGCGCTGGATTTGCACAGCCCGCTCAGGCTGCTACCCGCCTTCTTAAAGACCCCAAGATTGGGGCTTATCGCGCAGAGCTTCAGGATGACATTGCCGCTGAGTACGGTATCTCAGCAGAGCGGAGTATGCGCGATCTCCTCAACATCAGGAATGGCGCTATAGAGAACGGTCAGTACGGCGCAGCCGTAGCCGCTGAGAAGCTCCGCGCACAGATGGGAGGACTTCTCAACGAGAAGCGCGATGACCCCATGAAACTGATGTCCAAAGAGCAGATAGAAAAGAGACTCGAAGAGCTTCAGAAGCTGGCAGAAGCAAAGACGGTTGCCCTCGAAAAAACGCAGGACGGAACCTTTACTGCCAAGTCCTGAGTGTTGCACTGATGCAACATCATCAGAAGAAATAGATCAACGACGCGAATAGTCGTTGATCCTGTCCGTAGCCCAATTATGTTGGTCTTGTGTCAAAAGACACGAATGTCAACTTGGAGATTTACTATGGACGAAAACAGCATTGGAAGTCATTACGACCGTCCCGCTGAGCAAATCGATGAGCTTGAGATCGACTCCGATTTCCTTATCGAGAGCATCAAGCGGCTCACAAAAGATCAGCGCAAGGCATTTCAGTCTCTTGGCGAGCAAGAGGCCCGGTTCTTGGTCGATCAGTATTACACGGTGCAGAAGAACCGCATTGCGACGGCTGCCCAAATCAGATCGATGGAGAAAGCCGGTGAGCCTGTAAACGTCTTGCAGTTGACGAAGGCCAACTACGAACAGCTTGAGAAGAACGCCAAGGTTGGCCTGCAAGTCTATGCAGAGAACAACCCTGTTGGTCGTTGGTTGCTGGCTCAGGATGGGATTGGCCCCGTCATTGCGGCTGGGTTCCTCTGTCACTTTGACATTAAGAAAGCTCCGACATACGGGCACTTCTGGTCTTTCGCTGGCCTAAACCCCGAGAAGACTTGGGAGAAGGGTCAGGTTCGTCCTTGGAACGCAAAGCTGAAGACGCTTGCTGCCTTCAAGGCGGGTGAGTCTTTCGTCAAGCGCAGCAATAGCGACAAGTCTTTCTACGGCAAAATCTACAAGGAGACCAAGGCTCAGCTTCAGGCTGACAACGAAAACCTTGAGTTCAAGGAGGTTGCGCTTCAGAAGGCAGAGAAGGTCGGCAAGACCACGGTGGCTTATTCGTACTACTCAGTCGGCAAGCTGCCACCGGCCCACATTCACGCCCGTGCCAGACGCTACGCTGTGAAAATCTTCCTGAGTCACCTTCACTATCGCTGGTACGAATGGCACCACAAGAGACCCCCAGCGGACCCCTACGCAATTGCTCACATGAATCACGCGCACGTTATCGAAGCGCCGGGACCGGAGTTGATCTAATGGCTTGCCCGATAAACATTCCGTCACATTTGTGGGGGGACAAATCCCAGAAGGCTTTGGACAGGTTTCTAATGGTTTTCCCCGGCCTGATTCACAGTGACCCAAAGCTGCTTGAGCTTGAATACCTTGATCTTGCGGTCATCGTCCGGGACGAGATGGACGAAATGGAGGGGGACAGTCAGGCCCTCTCTGCCGGGGCCTTGACGTAATGAATCTTGGTGCATATAAGGGGCGTGTCCACAAACCCTCCAAGGTTGGACCGAGAGCAGGCGGGGTTCTTTTGTCCTTTCTGGCCCTCCTGCTCTCCCCCTTTCCCGCACAAGCTGAAGACCAGAAAAACTGCCTAGCAGAGGCAGTCTACTTTGAGGCTCGATCAGAGCCATTCATTGGTCAGATTGCTGTTGCTGGCGTTGTTCTGGAGCGTGTGCAGAGGCCGGAATATCCAGACAATGTCTGTGATGTGGTTCATCAGGGGCATTATGTTGGTGGTATGCCTATCAGAAACCGTTGCGCTTTTAGTTACTGGTGCGACGGCAGGCCAGAAAAGATTAACGACGAATTAGCTTGGGAGCAGGCTCTGTATGTAGCTGAACTTGCTCTTGACGGTGTGAGGGTCGCCAACACCGAGACAGCAACCCACTATCACGCATCGTATGTGAGGCCCAGTTGGTCTGGTGACATGAATTTCATGGCTAGAATCGGACTTCATCTTTTTTACGGAGACTAAAATGACTTGGAAAGTTTATTGGGTCGGCAATCTTATGAACGACCGCCAGAAAGTTGCTGGACCGAAAGGCAAAGAAAAGCCAACCGAAGAATCCAAGACTGCGGATCAGGTCGCAGATGAGAAATGGCGTGAGTATAAAGAGGGAAAAATTTTACTAGCACAACGCCGTGTTGGTGAGGGTGTCTGCGAGTACCTTTTCAAAGTCAAGGAGAAGCGTGGTGGGTAAGGGAAAAAAATCTAATGGAAAGAACTATACATCCAAGGAGGAGCGTAATAGCGTCAGTAGGCCGCTGGTGAAGGCCGTCAGGTCTGACCGGGCACCCTTGGAGGTTATGCTCAACAAATTGAGCGCGTGGAAGAAAGGACAAAACCCGTGGATCACCGTAACAAACCCCAACTCTTTGGAAACGAACCGCAGATTCATCAAGGTGCGGGCGCGGCAGGAATGGAAGTCGAGGGGTTCGTTGTAGTCGAGGGAACCTCGCCTATATTCTTCTCAATGGATCGGGAGGGCGCAGTGGCATTTGTTGCTGCGCTCAACCGGCTAGCTTCCCCGCCCAATGTAAAGATCAGATCGCTTTCGGTGAGCGGAAGGCCGAAAGGCAAGAGCCTGTCGAGGAACACAAGGATGACTGAGTATTCCGTCATTCCGCAGGGATGGGTTGACTGGTGCAGGGAAAACTACCCAGACGTAGACTACCACTCTGAGTTTGATCGCTACTGCAACTGGTCACAGTCCAGTCCAAATGGGGCGAAGAAAGATCACTTTGCCGCGTTCAAGAACTGGATCAAGCGCAGCGCAGAGGAGCGGGCAAAGAAGAACCCAGAGAGCAAGACCATGTCTGTTTTAAGAGTCTTGCGCGATGTCTAGGGATCAGAAGAAGCAGATTCTTGCACGGCTGCGAGTCCATCTTGCGATGAGGGACATGGTTGAGGCAGAGGCCAAAATCTTCTTTGAGGACTATCTGCGACTCACTAGCAACCTCACTGTTGAGGAGTTCCAGAAGGTTGCAGACAGGATACTGACCGATCCCGGTAGGAAGTGGTTTCCGACGATTGGCGAGTGGAAGGAGTTCGAGCGGAAGGTTGTTCGTCGCGATCCTGTGGTCGAGAGGCCGGTTCTGCCGCCCCCGGTAAGCTGGACGCAAGAGCAGATTGATTCGGCTCAGTTGATGCTTGATGACATGAAAGATGGCGGTGTCAAGTCACGCTTGACTCGAATGCTTGGAATCATAAGGGAGAAGCACGATGGCGAAGTATGAGACAGTCGAGTGCAATGAGTGTGAAGGCCGGGGGGCGCTGTATTTCAGAGTCTCTGATACGAGGGCAAATTCTGTTCCGTGTCATGTCTGCGATGGATCGGGCACGGTGATGGAGAAAGTTTCCCCTTTCGATAAATGTCTGGAGGAAGACTAATGCATGGCAGAAATGAAATGCGCGTCGTGCATCTCAGGGCACGTCATATCCTTCTTGCTGTTGCTAACCATTACGACGTTGGCATAGAGCAGTTGAGAGGTGACAGCAGGCGCAGAAAGATTGTTTGGCCGCGTTTTGTCGCGTGTTGGCTAATGCACGAAATGCTTGGGTACTCGACCATCAAGATTGGCCGTGCTTTGGGTGACAGAGACCATAGCACCGTGATTCACGCGCTTAACCGAGTTAAGGACGTAATTGATAAGGGTACGGACGAAATCCATCCTGAGGATATAAAGAGAGAAATCGATGAGGTTGGTGAGCTTGCTTTTTACTTTGAGAAGAATGCTGCAACAGTTGCGCCCGAGCGAGATGTAGAGGCAGAGTGCCGTGCATGGTAAATAGACGCAGTCATCAGCACGGTGCTTGTCTCACACAAAGATTACACTTGACTACACGAATGTCAGTGTTATCTAATGCATTAGTCTCAAGTGCATATCAGCACGGACTATGAGCGAGCCATGATCCTCGAAAAGCACGAGTCCCGAGCGAGTCAAGAAATTGGAAAAGTAATAGCCCAGAGCGAGTCAGTCGCGTTGAAAAGCACGATAAGCAAGCGAGTCAGAGTTTAGGAAAAGCATTATCCCAGAGCGAGTCATCTACACTGAAAAGCAAGGCGCCAGAGCGAGTCATGGGCACCGAAAAGCATACCACGAGAGCGAGTCAGGATGTGGAACCAGCATAGAAATCGAGCGAGTCAAAAAGCCCGAAAAGCAGCCAAGGCGAGCGAGTCACACCCAAAGAAA